GCCATCGGAAAAGTGTGACGCTCCGGCGTCACTTTTTTCATACCCATTTTTAATTTCAAAGGAGGACAAACAACATGAAAGAATTCTGGACGACCATTCAGGTGGTTATTGCCGGTATCGGCGGCTGGCTGGGATGGTTCTTGGGAGGATGTGACGGCTTGCTTTATGCGCTTCTGGCTTTCGTAGTCATCGACTACATCACCGGCATCATGTGCGCCGTGGTGGATAAGAAGCTGTCCAGCGAAGTCGGATTCAAGGGCATTTTCAAAAAGGTGCTCATCTTCGCCCTGGTCGGCATCGGGCATATTCTCGACACCCGCGTCATCGGCAGCGGCTCGGTGATGCGTACCGCCGTCATTTTCTTCTACCTGTCGAATGAGGGCGTGTCCCTGTTGGAGAACGCCGCATATCTGGGACTGCCCATCCCGCAGAAGCTGAAATCCGTTCTGGAGCAGCTTCATGACCGCAGTGAAAAGGAGGATGAATAATATGGCTTACACGAACAGCTCTCTGGTGTCCTACACCAAACTCAGCCCGAACCACTCCGGGCAGCGCACCCACAGCATTGACCGCATTACGCCTCACTGCGTGGTGGGTCAGTGCAGTGTGGAAACGCTGGGCAACATCTTTTTGCCCGTATCCCGTCAGGCAAGTTCAAACTACGGTATCGGACCGGACGGCCGTGTCGGTATGTATGTAGAGGAGAAGAACCGTTCCTGGTGTTCCTCTTCCAACGCAAACGACCAGAGAGCCGTAACCATCGAATGCGCTTCCGATACCACGGAACCGTATGCATTTCGTGATGTTGTGTATCAGACGCTCATCAAACTCTGCGTTGACATTTGTAAACGCAACGGCAAAACGAAGCTGCTCTGGCTCGGTGATAAGGCAAAGACGCTCAATTACAATCCAAAGCCGGACGAGATGGTACTTACCGTTCACAGATGGTTTGCTAACAAATCCTGTCCGGGCAACTGGATGTATACCCGCATGGGTGAGCTGGCATCCAAGGTCACAGCGGCTCTCGGCGGTGATGTGAAGCCTGCCAACCCGGTCAAGCCCACCGGGTCTATCAAGGTCGGCGACCTCGTGACTATCACGGGCAGCACCTACTATAACGGCAAAGCCATTCCCGGCTGGGTGAAAAAGCTCCGCTGGTATGTGGTCGAGGTCAGCGGCGACCGTGCGGTCATCAATAAGGATGAATCCGGCAGGTACGCCATCATGTCGCCGGTCAAGACTTCTGCACTTGCCATGGCAGGCACGAAACCCTCCGAGGATTACCGCATCCACACCGTGGTGCATGGTGACACCCTCTGGGCAATCGCCAAGAAGTATCTCGGCAACGGCAGCCGCTATAAAGAAATCGTCAGCCTGAATGGACTGAAAAGCAATGTCATCTACAGCGGTATGAAGCTGAAGATCCCGAATAAGTAAACCGAACCTATCAACGCTCTCTGCGGATCATTCCGTGGAGGGCGTTATTTTTTTTGCTCTTTTTTCGTTCAAGATGGCCATTTCCCTCCAGTGGGTAGTGAGAGGGGCCCCTCTCGGACTGGAGGACAATCTCATGACAAATGAGCAAAGAGAAAAGATAACGGCCCTGCGGCATCAGGGCTTTGGATATACGGCCATCGCCAACAGCGTCGGACTGTCAAAGGACAGTGTCAAAGCATATTGTCGATCCCACGGCCTCGCCGGTGAGAAGGCAGAGAGCCACAGCCTTGCGGAGGTTCCCACGCAGCTTTGCCTGAACTGCGGCAAAACGCTGATCCAGTTCCCAAGACGGAAACAGAAAAAGTTCTGCTGCCCGGAATGCCGGACGGCATGGTGGAACGCTCACCCGGATGCTGTGAAGCAGAAGGCCGTTTATACCTTTATCTGCCCAGAGTGCGGGAAGGAGTTCACGGCCTACGGAAACGCCAAGCGCAAGTACTGCTCCCACGTCTGTTATATTGCGGCCCGGTTCAAAGGCGGTGATGCCCGATGAGCAAGGAGGAGCTCCACAACGATATGCTCTACCATGCAGCGATTTCAATGGCGAAATCCATGCTCGAAAAGGGCTTGATCACCGAGGAGGAATACGCTGAAATTGATACAATTCTGCTCGAAAAATACCGACCATATTTGGGTACATTATTATCCGAAAACGCTTGATATTCTTGCCTTTTAGAGTGATATATAGACACTACCGGAAGGAGGGATATCATTGAAAACAGTAGAGAAAATCGAGCGAAAACTGCCGGTTCTGAAAACAAGAAAGCGAGTCGCTGCCTACGCCAGAGTGTCGATGGAATCCGAGCGGATGCAGCACTCGCTTTCTGCACAGGTGAACTATTACAGCGCACTGATTCAAAAGAACCCCGAATGGGAATATGCTGGCGTTTTTGCGGATTACGGGATCTCCGGCACCGGCACCAAAAAGCGTGAAGAGTTCAATCGCATGCTGGCTGAGTGTGAAGCCGGAAACATCGACATCATCCTCACCAAGTCGATCCAGCGTTTTGCGAGGAACACCGTGGACCTTTTAAACACGGTCCGGCACCTGAAGGACCTCGGCATTGAGGTGCGCTTCGAGAAGGAAAACATCAATTCCTTGAGCGGCGACGGAGAGCTGATGCTTTCCATCCTTTCTTCCTTCGCACAGGAAGAAAGCCGCAGCATTTCCGAAAACGTCAAATGGGGTACGATCAAGCGGTTCAAGCAAGGCATTCCCAACGGCAAGTTCAGCATTTTCGGGTATGAGTGGCAGGACGACAAACTGGTCATCGTACCGGAGGAAGCAGAGATCATCCGTTGGATGTATGCCGAGTACATGAAAGGCGCATCCCGGATTGAGATTGGCAGGGCCTTGATGGACCGAGGCATTTATACCCGGCAGGGAAAGCCGTGGGTGGACTCCAATGTGAAGGTCATCCTGACAAACATCACCTACACCGGGAACATGCTCTTCCAGAAGGAATACTGTGAAGACCCGATCACCAAGCACCGTAGGAAGAATTACGGCGAGATGCCACAGTATTTTGTCGAAGACACTCACGAGGCAATTATCCCGATGGACGAATGGCAAGCGGTACAGGTCGAGTTCAAGCGCAGACGGGACCTTGGTCCCTTCGGAAACAAGTCGCTGAAACTATCGGCTTTCTCCACGAAGATCACCTGTGGCTGCTGCCGAAAACACTATCGCCACAGTGGAAAACGGAATACCGCCGGTGAGGTTTACTACATCTGGATCTGTCAGACGAAAAGCCAGAAAGGTGTGTCGGCTTGCCCCTCGAAGAACATCCCGGAGAAGATGCTCCAGAATACCGCAGCGGAGGTGCTGGGCCTTGATAAGTTTGACGAGGACGTTTTCAGTCAGCAGATCGAGGAAGTCATCGTTATCGGAGACGATATCTTGACCTTCCGCTTTTACGACGGCCACGAGGTCACCACCAAATGGCAATCTACCGCCAAGACCGACTGGTGGACAGACGAGCGCAGGAAGCTCTGGGGAGAACGGCACAAGCGCAAGGATACCAATCCGAACCGGAATACCTTCTACGAGTTCACCGGATTCATAAAATGCGGCTGCTGCGGAGCCAATTACCGCTGCCAATCCGGAAAGCGTAAGGACGGCACCCCGACACGGTCTTGGTATTGCACCGGTCCACGTTCCGAATGTTGGAATCCGGCTATCAGGGACGACACCATGAAGCGGCTGGTAGCCGACGTTCTCGGCCTTGACGAGTTCGATGAGGCTGCGATGGACGCCCGGATTGAAAATGCCACGATCCTCGACCATACGGTTACATTCCATTTCCGGGACGGCCACACCGAGTCCAGAGCCTTCTTGGATAAGCGGCACGGCACTCCTTGGACCGAGGAACGGCGAGAAAAAGCCAGAGAATCCATGAAGGCCGCTTGGACAGACGAGCGCAGGGAGGCAATGAGTGAGAGAATCAAGAAAATAAGGAGCGAAAAGAAATGGCCAAATCCGTAACCACAATACCGGCGACGCTGTCACGCTTCACGGCGGCACCGATCAACAGCACCAAGAAGCGACGTGTGGCGGCCTACGCTCGTGTCAGCACAGACAACGAAGAACAGCTGACCAGCTATGAAGCGCAGGTCGATTACTACACCAACTACATTCAAGGACGGGACGATTGGGAGTTCGCCGGTGTCTATACCGACGAGGGTATCACCGGGACGAACACCAAAAAGCGTGAGGGCTTCAAAAGCATGGTGGCCGACGCCCTCGCCGGGAAGATCGACCTGATCATCACAAAGTCGGTCAGCCGTTTTGCCAGAAACACGGTTGACAGCCTTACCACCATCCGCTCCCTGAAGGAACACAACGTGGAGTGCTATTTTGAGAAAGAAAACATCTGGACCTTCGATGGCAAGGGCGAGCTGCTACTCACAATCATGTCCTCGCTGGCACAGGAAGAGTCCAGATCCATTTCCGAGAACTGCACATGGGGCCAGCGGAAGCGTTTTGCAGACGGCAAGGTCACAGTCCCGTACAATCGGTTTCTGGGCTACGACATGGGGCCTGACCACAACCTCGTGGTGAACCCGGAACAGGCCAAGCTAGTCAAACGCATCTATGGAATGTTCCTGCAAGGTCAGTCGCCGTTCCAGATTGCCCGGACGCTGACCGAAGAAGGCATTCCTTCACCCGGTGGCAAGGACCACTGGAACCCCAGCAACATCAAAAGCATCCTCACAAACGAGAAGTACAAGGGCGATGCGCTGTTACAGAAGACCTTCACAGTCGACTTCCTGACCAAGAAGAAAAAGGCCAATGAGGGCGAAATCCCGCAGTACTATGTCAAGGATAATCATGAGGCCATTATCGATCCAGAGACCTTCGAGATGGTGCAGACCCTGATGGCCACCCGCAAAAAGGGCCGGAACCGTAAGAGCTCGGTCAGCATTTTTTCCAGCAAGGTTAAGTGCGGCGATTGTGGCAGCTGGTACGGGCCGAAGGTCTGGCACAGCAACGACGCCTACCGGAAGGTCATCTGGCAGTGCAACCACAAGTTCGACGGCCAGAAATGCGCCACCCCAACACTCACCGAGGATGAAATAAAAGAACTGTTCCTCTGGGCCGCCAATCAGGTAATTGACCAGAAGGAACAGTTTATAGCCATATACAAGCAGGTCCTTTCAAGGAGCCTCGATACCACGGCCCTTGAGAGTGAGCTTTCGGATCTGGAAGCTGAGATCAACATTGCTGCCGAGCTCATTGATGAGTGCATCAAGGAAAATGCTCACGTAGCCATCGATCAGGCTGAATACCAGAAACGCTACGATGGTCTGGTAGCTCGGTTCGATAAGGCCAAGGCCAGACACACCGAGGTCACTGACCTGATTGCCGAGTGCACGGCCAGAAGGCACCAGATCGAAACCTACCTGAGAGAGCTGCGGAACCGGGAGCCGCTGACGGAGTTCTGGGAAACAGACTGGCTGGCGATGGTGGACTACATCACCGTCCACAGCAAGAACGACATTCGGGTGACCTTCAAGGACGGTACCGAGATCAAGGCATAAGCCCATAGACGCAGCAACGCCTCTGAACCACATCGGCTCGGAGGCGTTTTTGTTATACATTGATCTTTTTTATCTTGCCCATAGGGGTAGCAGCATCTTTATCGAACAGAACAACATTTTTTCCTTCCGAGAATACTGTGCTCGAATAAATGATACCCGCATATCCAAGAGATAAAAAGTATTGGGCCATGCACTGGAAAGGCGAATACATGAGTTCTTTGTCTTCAGTTTCCACAGGAACAAAAATCTGTTTTGATAGCAGCCTTGCATAAGTATAAGCTGCCCACCGTGTAAACTTCTCCTTAATATCGCTGACATCTGGCGTTTTGGCATATCCTTTACGCATAATGCTGTCTACAGCCTTCTTTACTTCACGGTTACGAATTTCATCGGCTGAATTCTCAAGTTGCCTGTTTAGATCTTCATATAGAACATCTTCTGCTATCGTGAGGTCAACAAGCGTTTTTTCTGAATAATCCTCGTTAAGTTTGAACTGACACAAACCGAACAGTTCACCTGCTTCAGCTCGACATTCTTTTAAGGCACAAGTCTCAGCAACGCACGGATCGCCTATAGCCAAATACAACCATTCTACTCCCGGAGGGCTAAACCGGTTGTGCTTCGTTATATAGTCCTTGTTTGGTATAAATCTGCTATACGTTGGATCGGGATCAGCGGGACGAAGTCTTCCTGCTCTCATTAGAGTCGTGGGGCAGGCTAATATGCTTTCTGCTGATATATCAAAAAAAGGATGACAGTGTGAAAATAGATCATCAAAAACCTTTAAGAATGTAGTGTTTGCTTTTGCAGCATCAAGCTCGTTGTATGAAAAAACACCTGTGGCTAAAGCTGAACGAAAATCCTCCCATGTTCGCTGAATGGTTTCTTCACTTTTGGAAATGTCAGAGAATTCAAAAAGACTCATAGTTTTAAACCGTCTCCTTGTTCTGTGATTTTCGGCAGGATCTCCAGGAAGTGCTGACCGATCTTTTCTGCGTCATAGCCGTTGGCCTCGCAGATGAACCGGACGGTATCCGGCAGCAGGATGTGGCCCTTCGCTTTCTCCGCTTTGTATTTCTGCCATTCTTCGTATTCCTTGTTTGTGATTTGCTTCATGGCGATTACCTCAAAAAATGAACCTATAGCAAAGCTATTCTGATTCCTACAACTCCGTATTTCTGCTGATTATCTTTTGAATAGTACATGTTCATATCGTCGGGCGAGGCAGTTTCAATATCAGCCTCAGTGTAACCGCACTCCAGAAGCGAAAGCTCTTTATACAACGACTCAAAAGAATCAAAGACATATTGCGCACTTACTTTTGCGCCGATTTTTTCGCCGGTCTCAGTATTTGAAAATTCAATTATGTCTCCGATCTGGATTTTTCTTCTTTTCTCGTCGAACAGCCGAAGCTCTATTGTTTTTGTACCTTCTTTAATCATTTGAAAAGGAGACGGTGTCAGCTGCATTGAGTGTGTCATATTTTACTCCTTCATTCTCATTTTCTCGCCGTCTATTATACCGACGATGTATGAACATTTCTACCGATAAAAACAGCCGGGACACCCCGACTTCCACAACTTACCCCTCAAGCGGCAAAATCGGCAGAGGAATAATTAAATTGTATCAATCTCGGTGTTTTTATATCAATGTATATCATTTTGACCTTGCCAAGATAAGTTTCCTGCAAAAGTTTGAGAACATCAAGGTTATCGCCTTCTATGTAGAGATTTTCCGTGTTGTCAAAGTCAACGCTTTCTTCACGGCAGGGGCGGAGAGTTTCAGCAATAGGGGAATTTGCAAGCAGTACAGACTTTTTCTTGTCAGGCCAAGTGAACTGATAACGTTCCTCTTTGCCGTCAACAACGTGGGTGTTTATTTCCTGCATAAGCACGTCCTTGTCAATGGCACGGATAACTTCGCCTGTGGTTTCATCTATTGTTTCGGTAACTGCATTAGGGAACAGCTCAGAGAGCTTTTTATAGTTCTCGTCAGCTTTGTTTTGGGTACGCATTTTAAGTTTTGTCATTTAGTGTTCCTCCAAGTCAAAATGTGAAATTCTGTGATATTTTTCGTATGATAGTTTTAATGTCTGATAAAAGTCATCTCTTAACTTATAGATTGTTATTGTTTTTGCAGTACGAGGATTGTTTTTTGTTGCATTTTTAGTAGTATGGACTACAAGTCTGCTGTCACTAAAATATGCAGGACATATAAAGCCTTTTATTTCAATTGGTTTATTGCCGCTTTTTATAAATTGCAAAAGAGACTCTTTTTCTTCGTAATCAAAAGTATCGACAAAGTCCCACATACGTTCAAGTGCACAAAGTTCATTTTCTTCCTGTAATTTTCGTTGACGTTCTTGTTTTTGTTTATTAAGTTCTTGCTCTTGTTGATATTCTTTTTGGTTTGCCTGGCGAGCTTTACATGATTTATAAATGTATTTAGAAAACTCAATTATTAAAAAGAAAATACAGAAAACTAATACACCATATAATGTCTTTCCAACTTGTTTTTCCATACCAAACAGGTTAGGTTTTAAAGCTACAAAAAGAATAGCCATTGCTATCGAACTTATTGCGGGATATAAGTGTTTTCCAAGTAGGACTTTTAATAGATCAATTATTTTTTCCACTCGCCATTCTCCTTAATTCAAATTCAAGTTTCCTAAGCTGCTGCACCAACTCAAATTTCTTTCTAGGCTGCTTTTCAGACCTCGCAAGCTTTTCAAGTTTAGCTATTTCTTTTTCAAGCTTTTGTCGGCTTTCATCAAGCTGTATCTGCTCATCAAGAGTGTTGTTGTCCGCAATAGTTATGCCGCCTATCTGTGCGACAATGTTTTCCCACACCTTGTCAAGGTCGATACCTTTGAGCTCAATACTATATTGATCGTCAAGCCGCCATTGTGTTTGCATAAGCTTGGTGTGATATATCGCAAGCTTGCAACTGTCCTCATATTCGAGGATAAACAGTATATTCTGCGGTATGAGTTTTGACAGCATAGTTATATTCTTCTCATCAAAATTTCTTCTTTTTAGCGTTACAAGCAACACAAAGAAACTTTGAACGTTTTCACCCGCAGGGATATTTACCTTATCAGCCGTTATTTCATTGACAATAGTTATCCTCGAAATGTCAACGTCTATTTTGTCCTTTGCGGCGGTGTTCATTTGAAATTTAGTGTAAATAGCTTTTTTAGGCAACTGCTTGCTCATTTCTGTTGATTTAGGAAGTCCCAGCATATAATCACCTCATCTGATAACAAGGAAACAGATAAGCTCAAAATCGTCAAGACCTTTTATCTCGTTGGACAAAAAGCTTACTTGTCCACCACCAAGAAAGCTGTCGATATCGCTTTCTTCTTTGACCTCGATAATAGAGGCTATTGCTTTGCCAAGCAGCTCAGAGAATTTTGACATATCTTTTCCGTCTTTAGTTTCTTTATTGAATTTTTTATACACTTGTGGTATAGGTTCAGACTTTCCCTTGCATAAGAAACGCATTTTATCAAGCATTGCTTTTGGTGAAAGATGATCGCAGACAACGTTGCCGTCATCTGCTATATAAACCATATAAAATGGGTGAAGTCTGTTCTGATTATCAATATTTACGCTGTCAGAGCGATTTTTCAATACGAAGATAACCCCGGGAGGTGCGTCCTCTGACGCAGGCACAACTGAGTCAAGCCCGAACGGAGCTTTTTCTATCTCAGGGTGACGTTTAACATATTCAAGAAGATCAAGCCTAAATTCATTAAGCCCAAGATCCATTATGGAAATTCCGCTTGACATATCCTCGATATCAACAACTTCTTCCTGAAGCTTTTTAAGCTGTGCTTTACGATATTCAAGGTCTGTTTTTTCTTCCTCGCTGAGTATATTGTCGTCACCCGTGGCGGTCATATCAACGATCTTCATTCTCGTTTCAACCTTGGATTTGAGGTTTATGTATTCATCAAGAGTGACATTAGGCCAGAAGTTTACGAGCTGGATAACTTTGTTTTTGCTGCCGATACGGTCTATACGTCCAAAACGCTGTATAATACGCACCGGATTCCAATGTATATCATAATTGACAAGGTAATCGCAATCCTGTAAATTCTGACCCTCGGAAATACAATCAGTAGCTATGAGAATATCAATATCTGTTTTCGGCATATTTTCAAAGAGATCTCTGTCCTTTGAAACAGGAGAAAAGCAGGTGAGTACAGTATTTAAATCAGTCTTTTTGAGATCCGCTGTGGTGCGGCCGTCAACAGTACCTGTGATTATTGCTGTGTTAAGTCCAAATTTTTCTTTTACATAATTGCTGACGTGTTCATAGAGATAGTCAGCTGTATCTGCAAAGGCAGTAAATATTATAATTTTTCTGTTTCCCTCGTTTATAGGGTTTGTTATTTTCTTATCTATAACTTTGTAAAGTTCCTGCAGTTTTGAATCGTGCTCGGCTGTTATATCACCTACCATATATGTGAGCAGATCAAGGATTTCAGCGTCTTTTTCAAGACTTTCTTTCCATTCAAGCCACTCCATATCGGCAAGATCAATTTTAACTTTTCGACCAAAGGAGAATAACTCGTCGTTATTTTGATCTTCCAAGTCAAAATCATCAACACAAGAGATATCTGTCATATTTAGTACTGAACTTGTGTGTTTATCAAATTTGTTAATGGTGCTGATAGTATTGGTTATAAGTTCTTTTATTCGTTTTAGTGTAAGATTGAAAGAATAAACAGAACTCTCCATACGTTTCATAAGATTGATAGCGGTAAGTCTGCGTATTCCTTGTTCACGATTAGCCTGTGTGAACCCTACGTTTACCTTGTTGTCTCCGTAGAGTTCAGAATATTTGCTCATTTTACTAGGCTGAATATAATGTGACGGTGTGTATATCGTCAATGATAGCTGCATAAGCTGATCAAATATTTCATTATAATTTATCGCTGATTTTATATCAGTAAGGTTTGGTTGCAGCGAAATAGGTTTAAGCCTTTTTGGAAATGTACCTATTGCACTTGTGTCATAGAACTTCTGAATGTGTTTTCTTGATCTTGCAATAGTGACGCTATCAAGGACTTCAAAGAAATCAAAATCAAGCATTTTCAGCAGGCTTTCAGTTGTTCTTTCGGACGGATCCCACTTGCTCCATATGTTGAACGCTTTTTGGGCGTTCTTGAATATGTCGTCAATAGAACGTTTGGTGTTTAGTTTTTCGTCAATGTAATCGGTATGGCCTTCATAAGCAAGGGCAAGTTGATTTTTTAAATCAAGAAATTTGTTATTAACAGGCGTTGCTGATAGCATAAGCACTTTGGTTCTAACTCCTGACTGAATGACCTTTTTCATTAAGATTGCATAACGATTAAGCTTGCTGTCACTGTCATCGTCATCAACAATTTTTCCGCCATTTCTAAAATTATGTGATTCATCAATGACCACAAGATCATAGTTGCCCCAATTTAAGCGACCTAAGTCTATGCCATTAGATTCTCCTGATGTTCGGCTCAGATCAGTATGATACAAAACATCATAGTTCAAGCGGTCAGACGCTATGGGATTATTGACATAGTTATCTTTATAGGTGTTCCAGTTATTTGCGAGCTTTTTAGGACACAAAACGAGAATGGTTTTGTTTCTGCTTTCATAGTATTTTATCACAGCTAATGCGGTAAAAGTTTTTCCGAGGCCTACGCTGTCAGCAAGGATACAGCCATTATATTTTTCAAGCTTATTTATAATAGCAAGAACGGCGTCTTTCTGAAAGTTATATAACATACCCCATATCTTGCTTTCTTTAAAACCAGTAGCTTCATTAGGCAGAACATCTTCAGAGATATCTTCAAGAAATTCATTGAAGATGTTGTAGAGTGTAACAAAATAAATGAAGTCAGGGGAGTTTTCGGTGTAGGCAGTTGTTATATTGTCAATTACCTCATCAGTAACATCTTGCAAACGGGTTTTATCATTCCATAGTTCGTCAAACAGGTCGATATACGATGAGCTGAATGGAGTTTCAAACTTATTTATCATTAAATAGGCATTGTTCCCACGTTCACAACCAAGGTCAACTGTTGTAAATCCATTGACTGGCATATATGTTGTATCGTCAACATTTATGAATCCTGCCATATTGTCATTTGTTATATTTGATTTAAACGTTACTTTTTTCTTTATCCAATCTGCACATTCTTTAGCGATAGCTCTTTGGGTAAGTTCATTTCTAAGTTTTATTTCAAATTCTGTTCCATAGAGGCTGCGTTCACGATTTAGCCTAGGAATATAGAACTCACGCTTTTCTTTTTTAGCCTTTTCATTAGTAAAAGTCGGCGAAGTAAAAATAAAACGCAGTTCATCAATAGATGTCAGCTGTTTCTTTAATTCCTGGAATGCATAGATTGAAAAGCAGGCGGCAGCAATGGAAATTTTACTGCCTTTTTTGATCTCGACAGATAAATCATCTTTAAGCGTATTGGTGATATTATTAATAATATTCATAGCATTTTTCTCCCCTATATTTAAAAAGACAACTTTAGTCTTTATTATACCACATAATCTACTCTTTTTCAATATAATAGGATAAAAACTTGGAATAATTTCACAATGAAAAAAGGACTTGTTTCAGCTTTTGCGTCAGGGCAGTTTCAATGTTCTCGTAAAGTACACGATAATCCTTTTTCCGTATGGCAGACATTGTAACAACAGGAACGCCGAGCTTTTCAGAAAGTGCGGCTGTATCAATGACAATGCCCTGACCCTTGGCTACATCTATCATATTGAGGACAAGAATGGCAGGAACTTTCATTCCAACAAAATCCGCCAACATATACAGGCTGCGTTTTAATTGTGAGGCGTCAGCCATAACTACCACAAGGTCAACGTTTCCTGCGGCGATATAGTCCCGTGTGATGACTTCCTCATCTGAGCCGGCGGAAAGAGAGTAGCTGCCTGGGAGGTCGGCGATTATCAAACGCTTGCCGTTCCATTTACATTCGCCCTCTTTTTGGTCTACCGTCTTGCCCGGCCAGTTGCCGACGTGTTGATGAGAGCCTGTCATCATATTAAAAATAGTGGATTTGCCTGAGTTCGGCTGACCAAGCAGGGCGATAACGGGAGTGTTTCCGTCCTTTTTATAAAGCTGACTGCTACCGTGGTACTTGCAGTTTTTGTTTGACGGACCGTTTTCACAGTTACTCATTTGTCGGCAACTCCTACCATGATTTTTTTACTTTCTTCACGACCGATTGCAACAAGTGTATCTCTTGCAAATATCAGAACTGGCTGTTTTTTTTATGATTCTGACATGCCTCAATGGTACTTTCGCAGAGCAGAACCATTGAGGACAGTCGGTTGACTAAGCGGTTTTCTTCTTTTATCTCACAAATGCAATACCTACTGCCAGCAGTTGCATCGGAAAGTGCTATCGCATTCATATTACTTCCTCCGATTCATTGTTATGTAGTTAGTAAACTATAACTGCATAATAATGTACTACAAAAAAAGAATACTGTAAAATCCATTTACTGAATTTAAGCCCGTTTAGTAGCGAATCTAGTTTGTTGATGCTATAATAGTATTATGGAAATTCTAAGTCAAAAACCAATATTTCATAAAGGAGCCGAGGGACAGTTGACTCTTTACACATTGGCACTTGGTATTCGACTTTCATTCAATGAGATTTACACAAGCAGCTGGGAAAAAGGAGACAGCTCGATCTTTGGAGAGCGAATGCTGATAGTCAATTTTTGTATCCACGGCCGATGTGATGTTTCTCTAGCCAAGAATCGGTATGCCATTGTTAAGGAAAATCAAGTCTGCATAAGTACAGTAATGCCCACAAAGGATTTTTACTATCCAAGAAGTCTGTACGAGGGGATACAGCTCTATCTAGACCTTGATATTTTGCGTGATGAAAACGGACACCTATTTCACACGCTCACAGATAGCTATGGTCAAGGAGGCTGAAACGCTGATACTCAGCGACTTGACAACTCGCATAACGGCAAAAGAATTGGCGGAAAGGTTCGGCGTTAGCGAGAGCAGGTTCAAGTTCTATGTGAAAGGTATCCTTGGCGACAGTTATTTGAACTACTTCCGCAAGAAGCGAATGGAAAAGACGGCTGAACTGCTGTAGACCACCAATCTCAAGGTCATCGAGATAGCAAGTGCGGTGGGGTATGAAAATCAAGGAAAATTCGCAAAGGTCTTTGCAGACACTTATGGTGTTTCTTCGCCGGAGTTTCGGAGGTTATCGAAGTAGGGGAGAGCGAGAGAGTTTGTGTGGGGGTTGGGTTTGTATATGAAGATAAACCGCCGCAGGGGACTTGTGGGTCCTGCGGCGGATATTTTCGTGTGAAAACTCATATATTCGTTATTTTAAGATTTTACATCAAATAATATTCTATCCAGTTCAGTTTCAAGTCGCTCTTTTTCACCGCTGCCTGTCGTGCTGAATCTCATTATCGGTATTGCGTATTTTTGAAGTATAGCGTTCTTCATCATATCACGTTTGTGCTGATCAGAATTTTTACCATGAAAAGCATATCCGTCTACTTCAATAGCCAGAACCGGCATTTTGTCCAGTCTGCCGAAAATCAGAAAATCAATATGTGTCGCAAAATTCATAGCGTATCTGCATTCATCATCTGTCAATCTGTGCGGGTCATATATAAGAGCACATAAAGGCTGATGTGCAACTACATCAAGCTTTGAAAATCTGTCCTGTGACAAAACATCTTCTATTACAGAGTACATAAGATTTTCAGAATCATATTCGGATATTTTCTTCTTATTCTTAGATGATAAATACTCCTTTTTCTTATGCTCATACCCCTTGTATAGCATATCAAACACAGAGTACACCTCGCTGTTTATGACCTCAAAATTGTTATAGCGGATATATTTCAGCAGGTCGCCTATGTTGGTCTTTTCATTGCTCTCGTTTTCCGAAACAACAAGCCTTAACCTGTTCTTCGCTCTCGATACTGCAACGTTCAGCATATTAGGGTCATCTGTAAATGTCGTTATCTCATTATCTACCGTCGAAATTATTATATCATTCTTTTCTCTGCCTTGAAATTTATGTACCGTTGATATGTCCATGTCATTGGCAAGATCCTTTGTCAGTGCAGAGGTCTGTGCATTATACGGAGCGATTATACCCAGATCGTCTGAGTTCAGCTCAGGAATAATAGTGTTTTTTATCTCGTCTATCTGTCGCTGATTGTAACGTCCTCTTGCATGATTTCCCTTAACGGTTACATAAGCCCTTAGAACGTCCTTTTCGCCATTGTCCTCCGTCATTACGATAAGCTGATCATTGTAGAATTTCTTGTTGCAAAAATCTATTATCTTTGGGTGACAGCGGTAATGCTCTCGCAGCAGCGTTCTCGGAGCGTCGGGAATTACCTTTATTATAGAAGAAAGCAAGCTGTTATCCTCATATCTGTATTTTTCTTCGATTGCAGAACTGTCCGATATTGCAGTTATCTTTTTTCTTGTTTCCTCAGTTATGACATTTGGCAGCTGTTTTAGATCTCCCACAATAACAATGTTTTTTGAACTTGACATTGCAAGTACTCCCGTTGCCAGATCCACCTGAGATGATTCGTCAACTATCACATAATCATATACAATATCTTTTAGACTGCTGCGAACAGAGTGAGTGGTACTGAGTATAATAGGGTATTCATTAAGCACATCTTTCGGTGACCGCCACAGATCGTCCGTTGTAAATCTTCTTCTCTTACCGTTTTCCGAATACCTCTTCGCCAAAGCAGCCTTCAGCAGAGCAACAGACTTTCCCGAAAGCTCCTTTTGCTTATCGTCAAAATGACAGCCAACAAGACTCTTTTCCAGCTTGTGTATCTCTTTTGTAAGCTCTTCCTCTTTGTATTCATAATACAGCTTTTGCAGCACAGGGATAATATCATTTATATCCCGCTTGAAGAGCGAAAAATTTAATATTAAATAATGCAGCACTAGCCTCAGCTTAAAGAAAAATCCAATATGCCTGTCCTTTTTCTGCATATCCTCCAGCTCTGCCCACATCTCAATAGCCGTTGACGAATTAAAATGTTTCTTATAAACCTTAACAACATCGCTGTCGTATGTGGAGGAATAATAGTTATCAAAGTAAGTCTTTTCAGTCTGTAGTTCAGAAAGCTCATGTTTGTGCTGTGCAATGAGATTTTCATATTCCAACAGCTTTTTTAGATCAGCCTCCAAAGAAAATATTTCATTGCTTAGAGCTTTCATCTCATCTTTTGAAAGTATATCCTTTGAAAAATCAGGATAATCAGACTGCTTGTTTTCTATGAAATCAGCTTTGTTGCTGCTGTTTCCAAGCTGAGCTGCAATGTAATCAAAACCATATTTCTGAAGTTTCTCAAATACGTTATCCGTAGCGGAATTGTTGTTTGAAACTACGGCAACATTTTTTCCGTTTATAAGAGCATTGGCTATTATATTTAAAATAGTCTGTGTTTTGCCCGTCCCTGGAGGTCCTTCAATGATACTTATCTTGTTGGCAACGGCATTGCTGACCGCTGTCATCTGGCTTGAATTGCAGCCAAACGGAAATATAACAGTATCTTTCGGACTTTTTACATATATCTTTTGGGGCTCAATATACCGAGCCAGTACCGTGTTTTTATCCACAAAAGAGATCTTATTAAGTTGATTGTACAGTATATTTGTTCCGTCATTAGCATGCAAACCTATCTTCTTTGATATCAGTTTGTAATAATCCAGCAAATTTCGTGCTGCAGGGGTTGACGCAGCATTTTCATGAATTTTAAGCTCTTTCGATGAATATACCTCGCACCTGCCACCCAAGAAATAAAATTTGTAATAACGTACAAAATTCCCTGAATAACATTCTGCATGCTGTATGTGGTCAAGCTCCTTTCCAGCAGCTGTGACAAACTTTAAGTCATCAGGATCAACTTTAACAGGATCAGTGAGTATTTGAACATTGTCTTTTTTATATGTGTATTTTTTGCCATTTTCAAAATAAACATCAACTGTGTACAAAGAAGAATCATCATAATCACTTACATTATTTTTTACTTCACCTTTGATAATAACAAGAGATCGGCGATCGCTCATTTAATCAGCCTTTCCGTCATAATGACATATATTACAATAATTATACACCATTTCCTTGCAGATTTCAACTGCCAAATCGTTTTTTGTCATTAAATGTGAAGTGGATTTATCCCGGTCTTTGCACCCATAATATGAACACTCACTCTGCGGTTTATACCACGGTCATCCTTTTTATCGGAATAATACACGTATATAAAAGGTTTGCCATAACATTTCAGAACTACTCTATCATCCAAAAATCCTATGTAACACCTCTATCACATCATCATTTTTTAACCCATAGCTTTTCAATGAATTGCTGTCAAATGGTTCTTGCTCCAGCGAGCCGATAAAAGCGTCAATATCCGCTTTTACTGTTGCAGGTAATTCTGATATGCTTTCAAGTACAAGTTCAGCAGTTATTCTCAAAATGTCCTTTTTGTGTTTCTTGATATCGCTGGAATCAACAGATTCACCATTATCTTTTCTCTCCTTTAAGTCAAGAAATGCCTTTGCTTTAAACAAAATAAGATACTCGGGACGGAGAACGGATAAACCATTTCGCACAACTCTTCCGTCCATCAAGGCTTTGTAATACTCATCATCAAGCAGTATTGCTGATAGGCTTGAAACAGAATCATCTATGTGAATCGGCGTTATCCCTGTCATCTCACGGAGTTCAAAATCATTCCTGCAAAAAAGTTCTATCATTTTCGGATATGTGTCATCTTCAGGTTTATCAAATCTGTAAAACTGCGGCTTTTGACCATTCGTGGCCTTGTTTCTGTATCTGCCGATCTCAATAAACTCCCAAAGCTTTTCTCCAAATTCAGGCGTGAGAGCCTCAACGATAAGAACCATATCAAGATCTCTTGTCGCCCTAAAAGATGCGTCGTTGCTTTCAAATACAATATCACAGGCAGCACCGCCTATAAGAACATACTGTTCTTCATATCCAGCAAAATGATTTCTGAAAGTGTCTAATCCTTTTACCACACATATTCCTCCAACATTTCATTTATAGATATCATTACTCTTTCGTCCTGCTTTTCTTCATCGGTCAATGATAAAGCTACGCTCAAGGGGTCTTGTATCGACTTCTGTCCATAGTCAATGAAATAGCCAAGCTCAAGAACTACACAGCCAATTTCTTCTCCTCTGCGGATTTGTTTAAGCTTTTTTATTTCTGTGTCAGCCAGCTCTTTTTTCATCACCCCATAGGTAGGAAAGTCATTATCTGACAACAATGAATACTCACACAAAGCTGTAATGCCGGCTTTTTTCTCTAAGTGAATATCACTTGGAAAAGCATATCTTCTGATAACAGGGTTTCTTAGAATATGCTTTATCTGTTTCCACAACTGCTTTACATCAGGCGGAATTGTAATAGCTCGTGACTTGCCTTTGGTGTCAAGAATATTCACATTAAGGTCTTCTATTTCATCAAAACATCTGCTTGCTGACGTTTTTGATACGCCCAGTTTTTCGGCTGCTGTTGATACTGTTACCTTCTCCCACTTTTCGTATATCGCAGTAAGTATTAGCTTTTGCGTCAGAAATGAAATAAGCTCGACAGGTGCGATATCACGTTCGCCCGAATTTGAAAGCAGACAGCCAATGAACGGCAAATATATTTGCTTGTCTTTCAGCACAAAGGGGATACCGTCCTCTATAAGTTTTTCCTTTATATAAGGGGTGGTGGATCTAAGAAATATGGCACAGTTCAGTCCTGAAATATTCTGTACTTTAGCCCTGTCCTTTCGGAGAGCAACAAGTCCGATATCGTTCTTTGGTTGAATTGCAAGCCAGCCCATTCCGTTGGTTTCGACATTTAAGATATCATATCGTCCCTTAAAAGCCAGCGGAAGTTTATCGTACA